ATGGACAACGACAAAATTGATCAACACAGCGACGAAATTGAAGTTGAGAGCGAAGAAAAAGAGCGCGGCAAAAAAATAGAAATAGATGAAGACCGACTCCCCTCCCGGGCGATGGCAATTCATGAGCATATCCGCCAGGATGGTGAAAAAGAGCTGGAACGCGACGCAATGGCGCTACTGTGGTCAGCCATTGCGGCGGGTCTGTCGATGGGCGCTTCGCTACTGGCAAAAGGGATATTTCATGTCGAACTGGAAGGAGTGCCAGGCAGCTTCTTACTGGAGAATCTCGGTTATACCTTTGGTTTTATTATCGTCATTATGGCCCGCCAGCAATTATTTACCGAAAACACCGTGACTGCGGTACTACCCGTCATGCAAAAACCGACAATGAGCAACGTCGGCTTACTTATGCGATTATGGGGCGTCGTGCTGCTGGGTAATATTCTCGGGACAGGTATTGCTGCATGGGCATTTGAATATATGCCTATCTTCAATGAAGAAACTCGCGATGCATTTGTCAAAATCGGCATGGATGTGATGAAGAACACCCCCAGCGAGATGTTTGCCAACGCGATCATTTCCGGCTGGCTGATCGCCACTATGGTTTGGATGTTTCCTGCTGCGGGTGCGGCAAAGATTGTGGTGATTATATTGATGACCTGGCTTATTGCACTGGGTGACACCACCCACATCGTTGTCGGTTCTGTTGAAATCCTCTATCTGGTGTTTAACGGCACGCTGCACTGGAGCGATTTCATCTGGCCCTTCGCACTACCTACTTTAGCGGGGAACATCTGCGGCGGCACCTTTATCTTCGCGTTAATGAGTCATGCACAGATTCGTAACGACATGAGCAACAAGCGTAAAGCAGAAGCACGCCAAAAAGCAGAACGTGCGGAAAACATTAAGAAAAATGATAAAAACCCAGCATAAATGGCGAGGGTTTAAGCAATCGAGCGGCAGCGTACTTACCCCGCAGTCCATTAGCGGGTATACTCATGCCGCATTGTCCTCTTAGTTAAATGGATATAACGAGCCCCTCCTAAGGGCTAATTGCAGGTTCGATTCCTGCAGGGGACACCATTTATCAGTTCGCTCCCATCCGTACCAGTCCGCAAAATCCCCTGGATATCAAGCCTCCCGTAGATTCACAGTTCGTCATGGTTCGCGTCAGATCGTTGACAGCCGCACTCCATGACGGGTAAAAAGTGGATAAAATAATTTTACCCACCGGATTTTTACCCATGCTCACCGTTAAGCAGATTGAAGCAGCAAAGCCGAAAGAAAAACCATACCGCCTTCTCGATGGTAATGGCCTGTACCTTTATGTCCCTGTGTCAGGGAAAAAGGTATGGCAGCTTCGCTACAAGATTGACGGTAAGGAGAAAATCCTGACTGTCGGAAAATATCCGCTTATGACTTTGCAGGAAGCAAGGGATAAGGCATGGACTGCGAGGAAAGACATCTCGGTTGGCATCGATCCGGTAAAGGCGAAAAAGGCTTCGTCTAACAACAATTCATTTAGTGCGATTTACAAGGAATGGTACGAGCACAAGAAGCAAGTCTGGTCAGTAGGCTATGCAACTGAACTTGCCAAAATGTTTGATGACGACATTTTACCCATCATCGGCGGTCTTGAAATTCAGGATATTGAGCCGATGCAACTGCTGGAAGTAATCCGCAGATTTGAAGATCGCGGCGCAATGGAGCGAGCCAACAAAGCACGCAGAAGATGCGGCGAGGTTTTCCGTTACGCTATTGTTACTGGTAGGGCTAAATATAACCCGGCACCTGACCTTGCTGACGCCATGAAGGGATACCGCAAGAAGAACTTCCCGTTTCTTCCTGCAGACCAGATCCCGGCATTCAACAAAGCACTGGCAACATTTTCAGGAAGCATCGTATCGCTCATTGCGACCAAAGTTTTACGCTACACAGCCCTCAGAACAAAAGAGCTTCGTTCCATGCTATGGAAGAACGTCGATTTTGAAAACAGGATTATCACCATTGACGCCAGTGTGATGAAGGGACGCAAAATTCATGTGGTCCCGATGTCAGACCAGGTGGTTGAACTTCTCACTACGCTAAGCTCAATCACCAAACCAGTATCAGAGTTTGTTTTTGCCGGGCGCAACGATAAGAAGAAGCCGATCTGCGAGAACGCGGTGCTGCTTGTGATCAAACAAATCGGCTATGAGGGTCTGGAAAGCGGTCACGGATTCAGGCATGAATTCAGCACAATTATGAACGAGCACGAATGGCCTGCTGATGCTATTGAAGTGCAACTGGCACATGCCAACGGCGGATCTGTGCGCGGGATTTACAACCATGCTCAGTATCTCGATAAACGCAGAGAAATGATGCAGTGGTGGGCAGACTGTCTTGATGGGAAGGTAGAGTGATCCTGAAGTGGTCAACAAAAACTGGCCACCGAGTTAGAGTTTTTTCCAGTATCGATTTTCCGATTCGTTTGGGGGTAGCCCACCGTTATATTCGTGCGGTCTTAGTGAGCCGTAATATCCAACGATATAATCCGTTATGGCGTGAGCTGCCTCGCTGAAGCTTACGTAACCCACCACCGGTATCCATTCGTTCTTCAGACTTCTGAAGAAGCGTTCCATTGGGCTGTTATCCCAGCAATTTCCGCGCCGGCTCATACTCTGCTTGTTCTGGTATCGCCACAATAACTGCCGTAACTGCTTGCTCGTATAATGACTGCCCTGATCGCTGTGGAACATCACCCCGCAGGGCTTACACAAAAAAAATGAGCATTATATGGTGGTTCGGATACGGTGGTGATTTGTATCAGGCTAAGTAAATATAAGGGGTGCCCACCCCTTACGCTCTACACTTCCCACCATCCTTGTGCTCCTGACATCTTGATAAATGTTTTTGACCATCCCGTGCCTGTTTTTACCTCGGTGGCTACGGTACGAGGAACTATGCGGTTTTCACCGGTGACCGTACCAAACTCAAATGTGACGTTTGCCGCTCCCGTCGTCGGGTTTATGATAACTTTATCTCCTGGCTTGCCGCCGGTGATGGAGTTAATGGTCTTAGTCCCGCTAGCGGTCCAAATACTTGATATATTGAAGTTAATTGCGGACCCGGTTATCGACTCCAGTGTTTTGGACGGACAAGGTTCACCGTAGATGGCCGGGGAGTTAACATCGGGGCTAATAAGGTATGTGGTATTGGACAAGTTACCATTACCGATTAACACCGGCAGCACAGACGACCATATAACCGGGAAGTTATAAACAGACGGACACGTGAAGTCATTATCCCGCATGCGAATGGTACTAGATTGGCAATTAAGATACCATGTCGCCCCACTACCAGTTGATAGTGCGTTCCAGGTATTACCCCTAAGAAGACCAGTTGTACCGTTGAAAAATACGGCTGGGTCTACTTGCGCCGCGCTAGTGGAACCCCATAAATGTCGTTTAAATGTACAATTTTCGACACGCCAGCCTTTTACCCCGCCCATGCGTAGGAACTGGAAGCAATTTTTGAATACTACTCCTTCGAAAATAATAGCCCCATCAGACAGGAATGTCGGATTGAGCGATGGTTGACAGTGCGCCCCAAAGTAGGAGTTCTCTACAATACCCCCTATGACATGCACCTTACCCATGTTGCCGAATACACGATATGAACTGGAGTTTGCTCCTCTAGTGGAGCCGATTTCACAGTTTATAAACATAAACGTATGGTCGAAGTTTGACCATGACGGCAGCGTGTCCCCCGTAGAGCCATCTTTATCCGTGATAATAACCTGTACACTGGCATTGGTGTATGTGACATCATCACTATATTTAGTCTTTACGTTTTCAAATGTTACGTTCTGCGAGTATCGTGTTATCCCCCTATCCCCCGAATAGACATAAATCGGAGAGCGTGTGTTATACGCGGTGCAGTTTATGAACTTAGCATTATAACAAGATGCTGTACGCCACCAACCGTCGCAAGTAGGAACATTCTCAACGTTAAATCGCTCTACGTAGATATTGTACGGGTGAAGGCCGTTAGTTAGTGTTGAATTAGTTGCTGGGTCTACAGGTGCAAGACCGTATTCGAAGTTACAACCAAATTTCCACGCGCCACCTTTTATCAGGCAGTCATGTACGTGGATGCCGTCGAGCTCACCCATCCCGCAGATAACGAACCCGTTATTGAGCCCCTTATTTTCCACGTTGTAGATGCGATCTATTTCAACATCACTTGTCATTGCACTGCCAAGGTATTGCCCCCCCACCCAAAGCATTACCGTTGACGGTGCGGACGGGTTGCTTAACGTGGCGTCGGCGCGGGTGGGGGCTACATCATAAACAAAGTTTGTGATACGAATTTTTTTAGCGTTGTAAACTACAAAAGTGTGGTTTGCGCGGTTACCAGAAGTTGGGATAAAACCCTGGACGTTATCCATTATCTTCGCGCCATTGAAGTTCAGCGTGATATTACTGACTCCAATGCATTGTACGGTGCCGGTAAGGAGATACGTACTGGATGGATTGCCAATAAACTCCACACCCACGCCGCTGTAGGTGGTGATGGCGGTGTTTAGCGCTGCAGAGCTATCAAGAACGCCCGTCTTATCTACGCCAGGCAGATCGTCGATAAACATGAATACACGATCAAGGTATTGCGTGAGATTAACACCGCCCTTGGTACCAATCAGGTTTGTTCCTGGAGGGTCAAATGAAGCTAATTGCTGACTGAACTGATCAGGGTCATACTTCAGCACATTAGGGAAATAAAACTGCTGCGCCCCATACGCATCATAAACAGCCATAGAATGGCCTTGCTCAGTTACGAACTTGGTAATCTGTCCATTATATACAGGGTAACCAGCAGCGTTAATGATGATTGGTTGCGAAACAGGAACGTGAGAGCCGTCTTCGTTTTCCACATAAACCTGAATCTGGTTTTCAGGATTTACCGGGTCAGTGTCAATTTTACCGATATAAATTTTGCCATTGGCTACGGCTTTAAAAGAACGAGCCATAGTGAAGAGTTGCGAAGGCATGCTGACCACAACATTGGCGGTGATATCTGACATTTCATTGCTCCAGACGAATGATATGATGCAACCATGATGTGATTGCATACCGAAATGGTACTATTGAGTATTTATCCAGTAGGTTACGATGCCATTCCACCCAACTGGTGAGGCATCAAGGATGTACAGCAAATACGACGAGGCGCAGTTTCACTTGAGACTTCCGCATGAACTCCACGCGAAAATTAAACAGCGTGCGAAGATGAATAACAGGTCGCTGAACTCAGAGATAATTGCAGCGATTGAAGAATCGTTGGCTAAACAAAGCTCTGCATCCGTTTACATTGACGATGCAGAGCGTATGGCAGAACAACAATCTGATATGGTTAAGAAAATTGTCTTTGATACGCTCAAAGAGCTATATAAAAAAGACAGCAGCTAACCATCAGTTACGGAGGATTTATGCAAAGAGATATGCTGAATATTGCGTTCTACATATTTGGTTTTTGCACGTTCCTGGTGTTTGCGAAGCTATTCTGACAACGCATCAGACTTGGCACCCTGAGTCAGAGCGTTAATGGCCTTTTGCGCATGCTGCATGGCTTTCTCAAACGCTGTTGATCCGCGTGGTGTGTTTGCCATTCGGAGCATTGCATTTCTGAATGGCTCGCTCTCATAGGCGCGAGTAAGAAGTCCGTAGCTTACCGCTGCGCCAGTTGTCGCAGGGTTCATTGCTGTCCCATATCCGATAATGAACGGGATGGTTTGCTGCCCTGTTGGTGTTGTTACTGCCGCTTTTGCAGCCTGCTGCGTGGATTGCAGGTAGTTTTTCAATCCTTTCAGATAAGCGGCTTCCTGACCTTTAAATGTGATGCCAGTCTGGTTTTGCAGGATGTTAAGCTGCCGAAGGAACTGGTCAGGGGATCCGCCAGATTTCTCCATCGCCTTTCCAATGATGCCATTGCGCATTTGCGCCCTGCCAACACGACCAACTGAGTTATACAGCGTCTTAATTTCAGATTTGTTCTTGCTGAATAGCATGTTGTTGACAACTTCCGGCGTCAGATCGCCTTTCATGAGAACATTCTTCAGCCTGGTATTCTTGAGTTTCGCCGCTTCGTCAGCGTAGACGGCATTGGCCTGCTGATATTTACGGAGAGTATCGTTGCCAAGATTCTGACCAATGGCACCATTGATATCGTCGGTCATCGCCTTGTAAACGCGCTGAATGGCGGCATCGGAACGGTTTGGTAACACTGGTCGCTCACCCTTCACGTCCATTCTGAACTGGCTGCGCAGATCGCTTAATTGCTTCAAGTCCAGATTTACCGGACCATCAGGACCAGCATTGCGAACAAGCTCATCACGATATGACTGAAGTTTTGAAATAGTCTCGTTATCAGCGACCTTACCAAGCTTCTGCAGATTAGATATTTCTGTATCAATCTGCTGAATTGCTCGCGCAGGCTGAATGTTTACTCCAGCCATAGCATTCTGAACCTGCTCCAGTCGATTACCGGCGGCACGACGAATTCCTGATGTTTTCGCTTTAAGGCTGTCAATAACAACCGCTGGATCATACTCACCGAATTTATCGGCAAATCTCTGCACCAGCTGGCTTCTCGCTTCCTGTTGCGTTGCTCTCATTCCGCTTGTGCCAGCCAGAGGGATATTTTCTGCTGTAGTCTGCGCCATTTTTCCGACGCGGGAAGTTGGTTGTAACAGGTCTGTGGTGTGCAGAGGAATTCCTTCACGCTCTGCAAATCTGATAGCCTGCTGCGCTTCTGGTGCAATAGCACCACGAACGCCACGATAAGCAGCGCCTAATCCACGTCCGGCAGCGTTAATAGCGCCGCCAGCCAGAACGCCAACGCCTAAATCGGTAGCGAGTGCTTCCGCATCATCTTTCGCACTATTTGCAGCAAGTGACCCGACTGCGTTTTCAGCGAGAAGGCGAGTTGCACCCTGAGCGATTCTACCAGCGAGTGTTGGTGCCTGTGTTGCCGCTCTCTCAATGCCAGCAGGAGTGAGGTAAGGCAATGCCTCAGCAAATACCCTGCCCTCTGTAGTTTGTGGAGTCAGCGCGCCTTGCTGAAGGCCAAAGTCCTGCTCTAATCCCTGCGTTGTTACTCGTGGCGCTGGTTGATATGTCCCATCGCCAATGCCGAGTTTACCGCCAGCCCAAGCCGCCGCGCTTGTTACAGCATCGGCAACTGATGCAGGTATGTTTGCCACGTTCACGCCAGCCTGCACCAGTCCGCGACCAGTCTCTTTTACTGCTTCGCCAAGATCAGACATAAATCCACTTTGCTGTGGTTGTTGCTGTGCTACTGGTTGCTGTGTCTCCACTGGCTGCACGGATGGCAATGGATAGGCTGCATAGAAAGCTTGCTTAGCCTGCTCTGCATTTTCTCCGGCTTGCGGGGCCACGACTTCATTGAAGTATTGCTCCTGAGCCTGCGCTTTTTGTTCTGGTGCTAACGCCTGATACTGTGGAGAGGCGATAACATCTTTCCATGCTTTAGCCATTAATCACCCCATAGTGAAGAAAAGTTACTGCTGGCTGCTGGCTGTGATACCTGTGCAGGTTGAGATTGCTGCCGCTGAGATTTACCAACATTAACGTTATATTGTTGGTTGTAATTGTTGGTGTATTCCTGAATCTCACGAATCGACTGCTGCATAGCCTCCGGGCTTGAATAGTCAACCTGCGGCATCCCCTGAAAATACATCTTCGCTTCTGCAACGGTGTTAATACCACTGGCCCCCATGTCCCTTGCTGCCGCCACACCCTGATTCTGCATTCTGCCCTGAATACGTTGTGCTGAGTTATATAACTGGCGCTGCTCTTTTCCTGTTAATCGGCTGCGAACATCAGCACCAATTGCCGGGTTACCTGCGCCGCCGGTCATTCCTGTCATGAAATCGAGAGCAGAAGCGTCTGCATTTGCGATCGCGTCGATATCCTTCTTCATGGCATAGTTTTGTGCTGATGCAGACGATGTTGCAGGCGCTGCGATTGAACTGGCAGGAACGCGAACCATATTCCCCTCGTTGTCGATGCCTTCGTAGAACGCATTTGCCCCAGCGCCGTGAAGTTTCCCGCCAACCGTTACAGTTCTGCCATCTGATAACTGAACTGTACGCTCATCACTCCCAGTGGTTCCTCTTGTTGACGCTCGCTGCATTGCCAAATCCTGCCCGCGTCGCGCAGTAGAAGCAGATAAATCCTGACCGCGCATCGTGATGTTCTGACCTCGTGCTGTTAGCGCCTCGCCAGCCTGATTGCTGCGGATTGTCTCTGCAAGTTTTCCGCGATCAATCTCACGCCCAACGATTCTGTCTTGCGCCTGAAAATATTGTTCTGGACCAAGCGCAGCCATTCCAAGGTGATCAACAAACTCTGTGAAACCTTGTGGATTTTGCTGATACATTTTCGCCACATCCAGAGGATCTACTCCGGCACGAGTAAGCTCAGATGAGTTGTTCTGCAACCATGACATCATGGCTTCTGGAGATGAAGCTGCCAGTCTGGCACTTGCTGCCAGTGTGCCGACAGTGGAACGCTGGTCTTCATCGACAAATTTCATGCCGTTTCTTACAGCGTCAAACTGCTCAGGATACTGTGATGCCAGTTTTCGCATTGCATCGCGGTCACCAGATGTATATGCATCAGCATAAGCCTGCTGAAACTCTTGCTGTCGCTTCTGCTGATCCATCTGCTTATACATATCCATGACAGATGAAATGCCCTGCAAAGCCTGCAAGCCAACGTTATTACGTCCTGAACGCTCCATCTCGTTATTCTGTCGAATGTATGCAAGCGTGGCGTCTGCATCACTTGCTCTTGGAGCGTTGGAGTTCATGCCGCCTAACCCGGCAAGAAGCGCGCCTGAATTACCAGCCTGTTGCCATGTAGCCAAGAGACACCTCCATTAAAAAAGTGAACCAAGAAGACCGACGCCAGCACCAATTGCTGTACCCCAACCAGGCATGATTGCAGTACCTGCAGCTGCACCTGCTGCCGCTCCACCAAGGGCGCTCTGAAATCCTGAAGGTTTATTCGCATTAGCCGCAGATGCTGCCGCTTGCTGTTGATACAATTGGCTGACGTTGTTGGCATAGTTCTGCCCGGCGTTTGCCTGACCTGTAAGAGCGCCAAGGCCGATATTTGCCAGATTGTTGTAGTTATTCATCTGACCTGACAGCCAGTTTTGACCGAGTGTAGGCGCGATTGCTGCTAACTGGTTTCCTGTTGCTGTAGAGCCTAATCCACCCGTTGCCTCTGCTGCCGCCAGACTCTGATAGCGAGCCTGACCTGCAAGGTCTTTGTACTGCTGGGAGTTGTAATACTGGTTAAGCGCCTGACCTTGCCCCTGAAGAGAGGAAAGATTTTGCAACTGTGATACATACTGCTGAGCGAGTGGTGTGAACGGTGCAAGGTTCTGCATGTTCGTTTGCCACATTTCACGCTGCAGTTCGATGCCCTTTTCAGTTGCGCGTGCCTGGGCTTTTGAACCGCCATCACTGCCACCTTTGCAGTAAACAGTTTTGCTGAGGTGCTTATTGGCAATCTGGAAAATTAACATTCTTTAGCTCCTCGTATTTTGAGCGCGGTAACTGATAAATCGTGATGCCTACAGGCTTTCCATTGCTGGTATAAGCATCATCAAGGTGACCAACACGGGTAGCGCCAAGCAAACGGATAATTGCCCGTCCGTATTTGGTGGTGTCAGGAACCATGGTGATGCTGTTAAGGAATGGTGAGTTTTCGAGAAGCCATTTGCAGAATAATCGATGACCTTGCAGTGCATATTCACCACGGAATCCGGGGTCGTACACCGCATGGCATTCAACAACGCTATGCCAGAAGTTACGCACTTCATGAACGCCAGCCAGCACTAATCCTTCGTAGATGCCGAGGTATACCGCATCAGGCTTGATGTAGTATTTATCTCCACTGTCTACGATATTTCCCGTGTTTGCCGGGTTGTTGAGGAATTCTGCAAGCTTCACCGGATTATCGATGAGCTTTATTTCCATCACTGCTCCGCAATGATTTTGATGGTTGTGGCAGTAAACGCCGCACCATTTGACTGAATGGTTAACGTACTGCCATTTGTGGCAAGAAAGCCGTCTTTATCCACGCTGAAGAACGTAGCTAACAGGATGTTATCGGTTGTTGTCGCCGCATTACGACTGCTCACAAGTGTGTCAGGAACAGAGCCGGAAAAGGTTAGCTGCATTGACCTGTTTGCGGTTCCACTGGGCCACGTCCCGACAATCGACAGCTTGAAGAACAAGGTTTTGTTCTCGTTGAACACAACCATCTTGTTGTTAACAGTGTCGAAGAATGGTGCCAACGTGCCGGATGACGGCGTGAGCGTTTTCAGCAGGCTAACAAGGTTGGTCGGCGCTGTCGGGATGGTTACAGATACGCCAGAGTAAACAACCTCTGACTTCTTGCGCGTAGTGGCATACTCAAGAGCATCGATGCGCGTTTCATGGTCTGAAACCTGCGATTCCAGCGACTGAACTCTGGTATCAAGCGACGCAATATCGCTTTCATTCTGAGCGATTCGCGTTTCATGTTCCTGAAGAGTTGATTCTGCCTGGCTGATTCGCTCCTCATGATTAACAAGCGTTGCTTCCGCAGCAGAAATTCGCTGCTCATGGTCAGCGAGAATCACATCCTGCTCATCGTTCCTGACTTGTGCGTCATAAGCGCCCTGTCCGGCCTCGTTGGCCTTGTTAGCCACATTACCAACATCAGTACCCTGTGCAATAACGTACAGCAGATATGACTGCGAGAAGATATTACGCGGAAGGACTGATGTGTCGAGTCGTGTAGCCTGAATGATTACCGGCACATTGAGATTCGAATCCGCCATTACTCAATCCTTATCTGGCAGCCAGACAGAGTGACAGGTGACTTCGTGATAACGCGCAATTTGAAGCCGACATTTTTCCTGATGCGCCCGACTCGCTTCCACAAAACACGTTTGTCATAAACGAACGGTTCATTCTGCTCAATCATCTGCTCACGCCCGTAATTGATGCCGTCAGTGGTTGCAGAGAGGAACAGGCGGTCGGCGTACTGAGCTACGCCAGTGGATGATTCCACCTCCAGATCGAAGCATCTGGCGTTATCCGCTTTGAACAGTGGAGTAAACAGCAGGTGTTCCTGTTGAAGCCCATACTGACTGCTGATATCGAACTGCAATTTCCCGGTCACCGATTCCAGCTTATCGCCGCACGTTATCTGATTTCCTTCGTAAATGAAGTCGATAGCGCGGTACACATCGTCATACAAGCCTGTTTTCAGTACACACCATTGCGGACCATTGGCGCTTGAAGATGCGTCGTACACGAGAACATGGCGAGGAAGGTGGATAATCAGCAACTCATGAGCATCAAACCGCAGCGATTCCATCACACCATCAGCCAGTTCATCAGCAGTGTAGGAGCGGAGGATTTTCTCAATGCTCGCGCTGGCAATTGGTGACACCTGACCGGAGCCGATGATATACACAGACGGCGCACCCGTTGCCGGATTGCTGATGAACGCATACGAATCAGCAAACGGCGTTTTGCAGTAAGTCCCGGCGATGCCTTTTTGCACCATCAGTGATGGCTGTGCGACATACAAAGCAGCACCAACGGTGGTTGCGCCAGTCAGGGAGAAATATTCAATAGTCGATGAACCAAAGCAGACGATGAAGTCTCGCCATGTCCCGATACCGATGATGCCGTCCGGCTGAGACTCGGCACGATATTGTGCGCTGTAACGGTCAGGATGCGATTCGTCTTCAAGGTCAGTGATAAACCATGAATCAGTGCCGTCTTTTGACCACGCATAACGCCCACGTAAACGCGTAATGTCGCGAACCGAACCTAACTCATACTGCGTGAATCCGCTGTCTGTAGGCCAGTTTGAGACGGTTTTAACCGTGCCATCATAGCGATACTCGACCAGTTGACCGTTAACGCCTACCGCCTGTGATGTCCGACCATGCGCCATTGATACGCGACCACTTCCGGCAACATCACCGACCTCGCTTTCTCCTTTGTACAGCTTGCCACCACATACGCGATAGACAGCATTCTGCGCCATGTTGTACTCGACGCCGCGCGATATACCGTTCACATCAGAACGTTTGGCAATGCCCGGGAATGAGCGAAGATATCCGCTGCTGTTCAGGATTTCTTTGGGTGTAGCCAACATATTCACTGGCAGATAGTCGATATAGTCGGCGTTTCGGAAGTCTTTGCCGACACCTTTCATAAGCGGAAGTTGCTGAATAGGCATTTATTCACCTATGCGTTTGGGATATCGCCATCAATCAGATGGAGATCGCCTGGATAATATCGGTCAGATGTGAACACGTCATATTTATTACCCTGTCCTACAGGAAAATCTCCACGTCGTCGCATTGAAGGAACAACCAGAGTGTCGGTCATCAAGGCATCATATGAGCGTTGGGCGTTACTGAGAACTTGCGGAGTTGGCTCAAGACTGTAATCAGATAGCATTCTCAGCAATAACTGATAGCCTACTGCGTGTTTGTATTTTCTTGGAAGACCTGACTCATCATCTGGTAATGGCTGCTCATCTCCAGTTGCGAAAGCGTAACCAATGTCGCCTGGGTTAATCATCCACTCGGACATCATATCTTCCAGATCATTTACACCATCTTCAATTGATTGCGGCTCAACATCAGTCAGCGATGCATTAGAAGCAATAGCAAACTTACGAAGCGCAAAAAGGACGATCTCACCCTTTGTCAGTACTGTTGCCATTGTCTGCCGCCTTACGACCTCGCTTACTGGTCGGTTTCAATTCATCAACTGAGGCAACAAAGCCCAACTTTTCGAAAAGCTGGAAGTCTTTTTCTGCGATAACGGCCTGTACATGCCCGGATTCGTTATCTGCGGCAAGGAATACACTCATGCGATCCATATTGTTTCCTTAAAACATAAAAGGGGCGTAAGCCCCTTGTTATTACGGATTACCGAAGAACTGACCGCCCATGTGAGGGTTAAAGCACACATATGCAGGCAGTAAGTCAAAGCGCATTTTTTGCACGTTGGCATCGCCATCTGCGTATTTATGTACGCGGATGGAGAAACCTTCATATGTTGCAACAGCAGAATCAATACTGTGCAGTTTCGGCAGTGGGATAGAGCCAAGTCCACAGAAGAACTTGTTATAGAACAGGTTTGGCTTCATTGTCTGGCTAGCAGTGCCTACTACAGATACGGCATCGCCTGCCGCTACCTGACGACTTACAGAGTTGTACTGCGGGTTTGTAGTGTCATAAATCGGAACACCAGAAAGCGTAACCGTCACATCGCCACTGCTGTCTGAATTAGCATCAGCAGTAACCGTTGCAGTGAAGCTAATTGGTGTGGCTCCGTTATACAACGCCTGTTTGGTCTGCTGTTGCAGCCAGTAGGTATTGGTGAATTTAACCTGATCACCAGCTTTCAGAAAACCTGTAACGCTGGCTGTCGCTCCGGTCAATGTTACAGTGAACTGGTATGAGTCTTTAACTGCGTTATAGGTAACAGTTGGCTGTGTTTTGACTGTCAGTGTTCCGCCAAATGCCCCCTGCGTACGAGAGGCAAGCCCATTAGACATCAGTGCGCGAATGCCGCCAAAATTGGTTGGGATCTGTGCGTTCTCCCATGCAGTACGAACCAATTGATCTGAAGCATGCAAACCAGTCTGCGCATCAGCAAGTCGCTGTGCAGACCATGGATCCATTACAGCATAGTTTTCACCTTCATTAACGCCGAGGTCTTTCAGGAAAGATGCCGTCTGCGCAACATCAGACCATTTGGTGATTGGAGTATTGGGGCTACCAAGTGACAACGCACCGTTATTCATCATGAAGTGAGCAAGCTCTGTTTCAAGGTCGGTAACGATTCGCTGGCGAACCGGCGCGAGAATTTCTTCCAGTTGGTTAAGCTTGATCGCTTCCTCCAGTTGCTGATATTCAACAGCAACAGTGATGTAGTTACCTACACGCCCCGTAGCTTTACCTGAGATCAGGTTGTTTTTATTTTGCCCTGAAATATCACCAGTGGGAGTACGGAGGGATGAGAATTGATGCTGACGTTTAAAGCTAACGCTATCGCCAGTGCTGGAGTTGATTTCACCTGCCAGCAACTGACGGTCTACGGTTTTCGCCAGAACTAAATCTGACATAAAACCCGGAAGGAATTTTTTCAGAACGATTTGACTGACGTTACTGTCGAGATTGTTAGGCATTTATCTTTTCCTTATTCGATTTTTGCGCCGGGGCATAATTTGTTGAATTCGTCTTGTTTCGCATCAGCACCGCCACCACGTACTTCCGGCTCTGGCTTGATGGCTTTCTTTGGTTTTGGAGCAAGGCTTACCTGTTTGCTAATCTGCCCCAAGAGGAATGCTGCGCGAATTGGATCTGTCTCAGCGGCTACACGCTGGCGTAATTGCTGGCTCTTACCTAAGCCATAGGCGAGTAGTTCAGAGCCTTCGTCTGCACAGTGAATGATGATTTCCTGCTGAATTGGTGGTAGCTCACTAAGAACAATGGCCTCCATTTCCTGATAATCTTTCACAGGAAGTTTGGCTGCCCGTTGTTTATGCGCTTCTACCCTTTGCTGGAAACGCTGTTGGTATTCCTGTTGCTGACGTAGTTTTTGTTGCTGCTGCTGTTCGACACGGCCTTTTTTCTCATGCCAATCAGTCAATGCCTGTTCAAACGCCTGTTCGTCATAATCACACGACTCAAGAGTCGGTTTTGGTGGAATAGCGTCTGGTTGTGGTTGCTGATGTTCCGCAGGCTTGGCTAATGCTTCCTCAAGCTGGCGTCGCAACTCACGGTTTTCTTTCTGTGTTTCTTTGAAGCCTTTGCGAAGATCTTTCACCCATTGCGGTGCAGGTTGCCCGTCAATGTGATCATCATCGTCAGCGTTAAGCTGAATTTCTTCATCACCAATACGCAAGGCGTAATCTTCTGGTGTCTCTTCGGTTTTTTCAGGCTCAGTTGCCACCTCTTTACCGTTGTCATCCTGGCTTTCATTCTCAGGCTGTGACTCTGTTTGGATGATGGTTTCTTCTGCATTTTCCTGTGTTTCAGACAGGTCAATAACCTGACCGTCGATGATCAGTTCGTTTTCCATTGATTACTCCTGGTTAACTCGGCATTAAGTCTGCCGGTGACTGTGGTGGTGACTGGAATTGCTGTTGTTGTGACTCGGCGACATCTTTCAGAAGGCGTATTGCCTCCATCACTGCTTTGTCATCGATGTTTCTGGCTTGAGCCAGTTTATAGACAGTGTTTGCCTGACTCTCCATCGCATCCTGCTGGGCAGTAAATGCTTTGATTTGAGTTTGAGCAGTTTCGTTAGTTGCTTTTTGCGCTTCTGCCTGCGCTGCTACCATTTGCGCCTGAGCGAGAACCATTTCAGGATTTGGCTGGCTTTGTGCTGCCATTTGCGCCTGTTGAACAATCTGCTGCTCTTTCTCATTGCGTGGTTTTGCAATACCAGATATCAGCAGTTGGTTTCGGTTGTACTCTTTGAAGTCATCAAGGCCTTCGCCATCGATATTGTCCAGAATAATACCCTGAATTGCCGGGCGCATTGGGTCTGTTGGAAGCATAGAGCTAAGGACATTTGTCAGTACAGAAACCGTTGCATCACGTCGTGCTGTGTAGCTTGGTCCAACATCAACCGTCACATCGTATCGACCGACAGAAAGGTCATTTAACGCAACAACAGCCCCTGTTTGCCTGTCAACAACCTGTGCGCTCAGGACTGCGATATCATCACTTCCATCTTCGTTAACGATGCGCACTTCACGTTCTGAACCGTACACTTCACGCGCCATTGACAGCCATACTTCACCAGCGCGTTTAAGACTTTTCGCCATATTGTCCAGATAGATAAACGAAGCCATATCTGCTCTGTTCATCAAGTTGTTAACCGTTTCCTGAGCAATATTACTTGGCATCTGCTGCATGGCCTGACTGCCGCCTGTAACCTCCTGAATATCAGCACTGGTTTGCTGTAGTAATGCAGCCAATGCCTGATTCATAACCGCAGGCTGTGTATATCCTGCCGGGGTAGCTCCAGCGATAATGTTGCCAGATTTATCTCTCACTTCGCGCAACGGCAAGAACGCTGGGCGTTTCTTGTTGCGAGCCTCCCAGTGCTTCTCAAGTCCACGAATTTGCTCCATGCCAACTATAGGGATCTGACCGGGGTCTTGCGCTGCAGTATCAGCCAGCATTGAAACCTGAAGGTTGTACAAACGCTGCGGATCCATTGCTTTTGCAATGTGCCCTTCGACACGCTCAATGTCATCAATGAACCAGCGTTTTCCATAAACCGGGATGAGGGGGATATGCTCACCAGGAATACGTCGAGGTTTCTCAAGGAAACCATCACCATCCACTACGGATACATACACACGACGGCGCTTCACTGAGCGCCTTGCCACTTCCTGAAATCCAGCTATTGCCAGTTCATCTTCAATATCTTCAACCTGATCACTGTCGTATGTTGCAATCTCTCCAGTGATTGGATGTCGATAACTGATGACGTCAACAGACTCTTTACGAACTTCGTAATACTTCGCTATGTAAATAACATCTGCATCAAACCAGTCATATTCCCAACTGTTCATAGACGTTACATCCAGAGAAGCAGGAGGTTTCTTTCCGTATTCAGCCTCATATTTTTCAGGTGACAACGAATACATGCAGAACGCCCACAACGCGTCAGATTTGTCGTACTTCTTAGCGTCAGGGTCAAACCACACAGAGCGCGACGGGTCGTATATTGGTTCAATAGCAATACGCTGACGATCGTCCATGGGGTCGTATTCATTGACCAGCATCGACGTCAAACGGAAGCAACCGAAACCACCAGTAGCAGCGTCGTCAAATGCATTATCGCAAGCCTCACCGCCATCAGTTTCTTCGTAGTCAGCACGGAACAGACCATTTAATTTATTGGCTAACTCTTCGCTTGCCTCTCTGTCACCAGGACGAAACTTAACGGTGATTCTGTTATTGCGGTATTCTGCAATGATGCGGTTAAGTTCAGTTGCTACCTTATTGATTTCAAACTTAGGATACTTCTCGAACTGCTCATCAAGCTTAGTTCCAGCCGCCGTTGCTCCTTCCCATTGACCTCCGGGGACACGAGCAAACCTCGTAGCTTCAATGCACTTTTCGCGCACTTCCTGCTGTGGAGAATAGGCGCGGTCAAACCTGAGCATGATCCGCTCATGTTTTTTCTCTAATGTCTCTGCCATGTTTACCAACCGGAGGATGAGGGAACGTATATTTCTGTTTCTTCGCGAACCAATGCCGGGCAATGCATACACATCATCAGCGCATCAGCCAGGTTAGGAGATGGAATACCGAGCTTCTGCTTCATTTCGACCTTAGTCATTAGCTCCAGCTTCCCGTTGTTATTGAATTTGCGCTGAATCTGCGTAAGTTCTGCAAACAGCTTCTCCAGCATCTTCTCGCCTATTGCTTCTTTGTCGAAACTCAGCATGTCGTCGGGGTCTGCATACTCACCGTGGACAACCGCCCGATATGTCAGATACAGCCTGTCAGCCAGCGCGTAATAGAATTGCGCTCGCTTATTGCGGAATACATCGCCAATAGTACGAACGTTGTCGCCCTGTACGACTTCATCGGCCCATGCTCCGGCCTGATATGGTGCATCTTCATCGAATGGCGATTCGCTGCCCTTGAACATCGTGGCGGTGATTTTCTTGCCGGAGAACGCTTCCGTTGTCTGTCTGCGTAGCCCCGCACCAACACCATCACCATCCCACAGGTAATGGTCAGCGCCGTCTTCAATCGCCAGCGAAGTAGCCCAGTCAGCACCCTCGTTGATGTCCATCAGCAGACCTTCGGCAATGCGCTTAACCACCGAACCGTGACGCGATGCGTAACCTTTAGCATCCGGCCCTGTATCTGACGGGTCATGTGCAGAAACAACCGCGCCTTTCGCTTTCCATCCGAGTTTCTTGTGCGCATCGGTTGCGGCTTCAAGCCATTCACGTTTGATGATTGCCATATCACTTGCGCTTACTGGCTCACCAAGCCAGATGTGACGATACAGTGTCGGATTTCTGCGTTTACACTCTTCCATCTCCAGACGGAGAACTTCAGGAAAATGCGGGTTGTCGGTGTAGTTCACCGTCAGCAGGCAAATATCATCGGGAGGATTTACAACGAACCGCTGATAGGTATCGTCGAGTATGTTCTTCGGGTTAAAGCTCACCCATATTTCAGAGAACGGCTTACGGATGGTTGGGATCAGGATATCCCATGATTCCTTCGTTACCGCTTCCGCTTCTTCCACCCAGCAGATATCAATGCCTTCTAGCGATTTAATCTTCGTCGGGTTGTTTTTGATGCCGTAGAACATGAACTCAGCATTCGTTCCGAGATGACGAATCATGGAACGCTGAATTTCAAACTCAGCCGAATACCCTTCACGCTCGATAGTGTCTTCAAGCAACCGGATTACCGAATCGCTGATACTGTTTTGCAGTTCACGAGCGCAGAGAATACGCACTGGCTGCCGACGCGCCGCTTCAACAAGCAGTCTCGCGATTGCCCATGACTTACCGCTACCTCGACCGCCTTTGGCGACTTTGTAGCGATGCGCCTCAATGAACGGTTCAAAGATAGGATTAATCGAGGTCATTTTCCGAACAGAGTGCTCATCGGTGATGTTTCAATCTGGATTGCGCCGCCGTCTTTGCCGACAAGCTCATTAGTTACCTTGTCGCCATACTTACGGGGATTCATTCTGGCCAGCGCCCATTTGCGGGTATCAACGCGAAGTCTTGCCTTTGCCACCTCGGCGGCATCAGGGATTACGTCGTCAGCAATTTCGAATATCTCTTCGAAAATAGAGTCGGCCCGAGTCTCTGTTGCCTTCGCGTACTGGTCACGAAACTCCTGATGTTCAGCCAGCCAGCGAAAAACTGATGTTTTGCTCGGCATTCCTGGGCGTTCGCAAACTTTGCGCAGACTCTCACCGGAGGAAAGCAATGCGCAAATGTCATTAGCCACCTCCGGCATATAATCAGAGGGGCGACCACCTTTCTTTTTCTCAGTCGCCATATTGATTATTTCCCTTCTGCTTGCTTATCCCATTCATCGCGGAATTTGGATGGGTTGTCGAAACCTTGAGTTGCCATGTTTACGCTCCCGTAGTGAACAGGTCTAACGCTTCCTTCGATTTACGTACCGCTTCGATAGTGCGGGTCGTGATATCTGAGTTAGCGCCGCCTGACTGGAAGTGAATTTTAAATAGCTCAAGCTTCAGCTCGTCAGTGCCAATGAACTGAAATGCTTCCTCTGCGGCTGCGTTCTGGTTCATGACCAGTTTGTAAATCTCTAACTGGAATTTCTGTTCTTCAGTCATGGGAATAATCTCTGCCATTGTTGGCTCCGTTTATCCGTTAAAAGGGATATCAGTTAAGCTATCCCGTGTAGGGTATAAGCCATCAAAGCCACTCTGTAGGGAATGGCTTTTGTGATGGCATCACTTACTCTTTACGCTGCTATCCCACTCATCCCGGAATTTTGATGGGTTATTGAAACCTTCTGCTGACATAACAACTCCTTCAATGTTTGGCTGAAATTAGGATGTCTTTCCATCAGTCCGCCACCACAAAGAATCTTTTTTGCCATAAGGCAGGAGGTTCATCTTTCAGTGGCTGCCAGTGTTATTTCCCCACTTACTGGCTTGGGTTGTTTCGTGGTACTGCCGTAACTGGTTGCCCAGAATAAATTCCGGTTTCATTATCAAGCCCACCAGTAGATGGGCTTTGTAATGGCTACATGGTTAAATGATTTGCCAGTCTTCTGCTAGAACATCAGTCTGACTAGCCAGCCACGGCACTAATTTATCGTCCGCTGTTTTCATGGCGATATACGGAAGTTGTTTCGGAGATCGTTTCGATTCTCCATGCGTACCTTCAGGCAACTCAAAGACGCGACTGCAAAAGCAAGGCGTACTGCCAGTATGAACAGCCTCAGTGTACGGTTTAACGTATGCCAGCCACATACCCTTACCATTCCAGCCAGCACGGGAAACTTTATTCCCCAACTTGAGCGCTTCAATGGCAAGGCCGAAACTTAGCCCTGATACCGGACGATAAGCCTTTTCGAATACTTCTTTTGGACTCCAGCTAACGTAGCCATCAAAGCGATCGGTGTTAGGTTTTCCGCCATCAAGATATTCAACCAGATAGCCTTCATCCTCGCCGTTTTCTCCGGCAGGAAGCTGCCAGCCACGAAAATCGTTATATGCCTGTCTCGTCATCGGAAAGGCGTTAATCAGTTTTACGCCAATATGCTGGGTCATAAAATTACCTATAGAGTTGGGAATAAAAAGCCCCGCGAATGCGAGGCTAAATCCTGGTATTTGTAATGACTGGCTCTTATCTCAACGCAGCCCCTTACCGCGCGCCAGATGCTCAACTTCAAGCATCAGCAATGAGATGTTTAATCTGGATTCACTCCAGAAGTGATCACCATCCTGTCTACAGAGCCAGATGTGAAGGATGATGAGTAAAATTATCGCTATCATCGAAGGCACTGCGTCCTGATGTACTCCTGCAAGTAGTTAACCTGTGCGGTTATCCTGTCGATTCCACTTCGGAGACGGTAATAATTGAGTTCAGCATCTGCTGTAAGTCTTGGGCTTTCTCCATCGCCCATGCTGCTGGCTCCGGTCGTTGACTTTGCACAGGTGGCGGCGACTTGCAGGCGCTTACGCCCAGCAGAAACATCAGCACGGAGACTTTCGATAGTCGCGTTAGCATCAGCAAGCTCCTTTGTGTATCTGGCGTCGAGTTCTGCTACATCACGTTGACGCTTCTGCATGTCAGCGATGATGGATGTGGCTTTATCGCGCTGCTCTTTGTAGGTCATGGCGTTATCACGGTAATGATTAACAGCCCATGACAGACAGACGATGATGCAGATAACCAGAGCGGAGATAATCGCGGTTACTCTGCTCATACCTCAATCTCTCTGACTGTTCCGCCAGCTTCTTTGAATTTTGCAATCAGGCTGTCAGCCTTATGCTCGAACTGGCCATAACCAGCCCCCGGAAGTGAAGCCCAGATATTGCTGCAACGGTCGATAGCCTGACGAATATCACCGCGATCAATCATCGGTAAAGCGCCACGTTCCTTAATCTGCTGCAATGCCACAGCGTCCTGGCTTTTCGGAGAGAAATCTTTCAGGCCAAGCTGCTTACGGTAGGCATCCCACCAACGGGAAAGAAGCTGGTAACGTCCGGCTGCTGTTGATTTGAGTTTTTGGTTTAGCGTGACAAGTTTGCGAGGGTGATCGGAGTAATCAGTGAATAGCTCTCCGCCTACAATGACGTCATAACCATGATTTCTGGTTTTCTGACGTCCGTTATCAGTTCCCTCTGACCACGCCAGCATATCGAGGAACGCCTTACGTTGATTATTGATTTCCACCATCTTCTACTCCGGCTTTTTTAGCAGCGAAGCGTTTGATAAGCGAACCAATCGTGTCAGTACCGATGTAGCCGATGAACACGCTCGTTATATAAGCGAGATTGCTACTTAGTCCGGCGAAGTCGAGAAGGTCACGAATGAACCAGGCGATAATGGCGCACATCGTTGCGTCGATTACTGTTTTTGTAAACGCACCGCCATTATATCTGCCGCGAAGGTACGCCATTGCAAACGCAAGGATTGCCCCGATGCCTTGTTCCTTTGCCGCGAGAATGGCGGCTAACAGGTCATGTTTTTCTGGCATCTTCATGTCTTACCCCCAATAAGGGGATTTGCTCTATTTAATTAGGAATAAGGTCGATTACTGATAGAACAAATCCAGGCTACTGTGTTTAGTAATCAGATTTGTTCGTGACCAATATGCACGGGCAAAACGGCAGGAGGTTGTTAGCGCAGCCTCTTGCCACCCGCTTTCACGAAGATCATGTGTAGAAGGCCGCAGCATAACTATCACTGATGAATTCAGGATAGCCAGTGGCTACGGCTCAGTTTGGGTTGTGGCGGTCGGTGCTGAACTCCGACTTAATGACGATAGGCGTGTACCGACGCCTCGTTTTACTTCCTCCGCTTTCACGGCTTCACCCTAGACCAGCTTTACGAAATCATCGTAAACCTAACCGCGGCAGATATGACCGGCACGGTGTGCCATATCACGGACCGGCGGGTATCTCGTTCACCTGATTAACGCATCAGCCTGCGTATTCACCACAACGATAAGAGCACTGCGCGGCACCTTTCACCAATTCCGCGAGGTCTGCGGGTTCAATGCTCTTACCTGTTGTGCAAACAAAAAAAGCCACCGTTGCAACTTAAGAGTCACTAACGGCAGCTTACCTTCTAATTATGGCTAAATGGATAATTGCATGTCAAGGCTTTTAACAGCAACATGCTTAACTTTCTCAACACGTTTACGCATTTTGAAAGCATTTTGCATTGGTTGGTACAAAACAAATAACGACGCTTTCAGGATGTCGTCAATTTCGTTTCTACAGGTTGCCAGTGAAGGTTTTCTCCATCCCTCGCCACCACGCCCACACATCTTGCGTGGCTTTGCAGTCGCGTGATAGTAGGATGCAATTGCTCGCTTAGATGAACCATGAGCGTAGTAGCTGAGGAGGATGCCAAAGGCTCTCTTGTCAATGTACATGACGGAATCGACGACCTGAGAAATCAACATTCCATCATCATCATTACACATTGGCCTTGTCATAACTCTTCCCGGCTCTACGCTCTCCATGAACTTCGCTATTACGCTGCTCATGCGCTTTTCCAGGCGGCCTGAATAAACCCATGCGCCCCACAGTTCAAGCCAGCCATTCAGCCAATCGTGCTGTTCTTTGGTGAGGTTTAGTTCTCTTATGCTCATCGTCTTCCCCTCTTGCCCTGTTTGACCATCAGGACGCCGTTAACTATTACGTGACGCTCGCCTTTGCTGTCTCGGTTGTACTTGAGCACTGTTCCTCTTGCGCAGGAAAGCATCCTTGCCACTTCGGTCTGATTGCCTCGTGTCTGGATAAGAAGATCTGGTATCGTTTGAATTGTGGCGTTCATGCGTTCTCCAGTTCGGTGATTTTTATTCCAAGCCTTCCGCCTGGTACTTTCACACCACGAATTACACGAATGTCATCGAATTGCTCGTCGTCTTCCGCAAATCCGGCGTGGATAAGGGAGTCGAGTAAACCCTTCAGGATGTTATCGAGGTCGCGGCGGCGGGAGTCTGGAACGTCTGCGATGACTTTGATGCGGAGTCGTGATTTGGTGAAAATGTCTAACTTGAGTTGGCGGATGATTTGCTGAACGTCTTTTCGGTATTTCTGGCCTTTATCGCTGATGTAGTATTGGTTTCCCCGTCTTCGCCAGTAGGTGTTCACCGACGGCGGGTATGGAAGCACAAACTGATATTCGTTCATGACTTAATCTTCCCCTCCTTCAGCAGTATCGCCTGCGTCCTGATCACGCCTTCGAGGTGGTAAAGTCTGGCGTCTTTGTTGTCGAGATTATGGGTGCGTCGGTCTATTTCATCGTGACACGCACTACAAGCCCATGCACCGATCAGGTCGTCAGGCTTCATTCCAGTTCCGCAAATTCCAGCCATCCGGTAATGTGCCAGAACTGTAGTTTCAGGATTGCCATTGCATACGCCGTAAATACGTACCTGGCATTCTCTGCCGCGCGCTTCTTTACGTAGGTTAGCCATTAAGCAGCCTCCCCTGTTACTTTCAGCATTCCGTTATCGAGCAGCTTTCTGGTCAGCCACTGTTGACCACGCCCGGTGATTTTTGTGGTGAACGATATCTGTATTCCGTGATTTGTGTTGACCGCTGTTTCTTTCACTGTGAAATAGCCGCGATCCATATATTCCTGCATTGGCACATTGCGCCGGGAACCTGAAGCAATAAGGATTTTGTGATCGCGCATCCACGCAAACAGTTTGTTTGGACCAATTCCAACAACCTTTGCAAAGTTTCCAATCAAAATTCCGCTGGCCTCGCCAACGCGATCGGCAAACTCAACTTTAGGTGCGGCAATTGCGAGCTGGTTTTCCAGTTGCATTTTCTGCTCAGCAAGGTCAGCAGCAAGGCGCAACGCTTCCGGTAGCGTTTTGGGGATATTAACCGCAGCTTCTTCAAGCTCTCGCCAGCGGTCAACAAGGCGAGCGGTGAACTCTGGTGACAACTGGGCAACAACAACAATACTATCTCGCTTACCTTGTTCGCCTTCGAAGACGTAATGCTCGTACTGAACATTGAACCCTAAGTTATTGATTCTTTCGGAAACCTCAATTTGAGGAAGCCGGATAACACCATTTTTAGCCAGCGTTTCGATGGTACGTTTCACATTGTCATGACGCTTACCAACCAACTCAGCAATTTCAATGCTTGTCATTTTGATGGCATTGCCATTTATTAACTCATTCATCGTCTTCTTCCTCGTACATTGAGCTATTCGGATCGCTCATCAGTTCTGCGCAGCAGTGCTCACACACATGAACTTCCAGCACATGCAGCTTCTGACCGCAGTTAGCGCACGTTAAAGCCCGCTCGACGCTTTCTTGTTCGTAACTTCGATTTGGGTCAATCACCTTGTTTTCCTCATGCGGTTCCATTTGGCCTGTAACAGCCCTTAGACATAATCGAATGTCTTTACCTGGCTTTCTGTGGGGATTGGTTTCTTGCGGGATTTGGTGCGTTTGGTAGGAGTAAAAATCAGGTTGTCTAACGCTATTTGAGTAATGCTTCGTCGCTGTCTCGCCACACGTCCTCCTTTTCCTGCGGTAGTGGTAACACCCCTGTTGGTGTTCTTTCACACCGGAGACACCATCGATTCCAGTAAGGTTGATTTGGTCGGAAGCGGTTATCTTCTTTGCATTCACCGCACCGATAACATCGCATCATGCTGCCCGATCTCCCCATCTCGCTTTCCACTCCAGAGCCAGTCGCGCTTCGTCTGACCACTTAACGCCACGCTCTGTACCGAATGCCTGTATAAGCTCTAATAGCTCCGCAAATTCGCCTACACGCATCCTGCTGGTTGACTGGCCTATTACCACAAAGCCATTCCCGGCAAGGTTAGGAACAACGTCCTGCTGCTTTAATGCTGCGGTAAACACACACTTCCAGCTTTCTGCATCCAGCCAGCGACCATGCCATTCAACCTGACGAGAGACGTCACCTAAGCAGGCCCATAGCTTCCTGTTTTGGTCTAAGCTGCGGTTGCGTTCCTGAATGGTTACTACGATTGGTTTGGTTGGGTCTGGAAGGATTTGCTGTACTGCGTGAATAGCGTTTTGCTGATGTGCTGGAGATCGAATTTCAAAGGTTAGTTTTTTCATGACTTCCCTCTCTAACAGATTTCAGGTTATTCCACTCCGTTACCGCACTGCGATAATTCGCGGCCGCCACAGCGGCGTGGTTAGCGCAGTAGATTTGGCACCCGTTCTCCATGTCGAATATTGTCGGTGATTTTCCGCATTTACATTTTTTGGCACGCGGTGCGTCTGAACACATTCCGTTAACGGTGTCCATCAGGATCCCCCTCGTTCTTAATCCAATAAAAAAGGGCTACTGTGTAAATAGCCCCTGTTATTATCTCAGTGATGTAGACGGTCATACGTCAGCCCCTTGTGCATATCGTCTGCCACGTGCAGCGGGTGCATTTGATGCTGTGCAAATCTGCCTGGCTTCATCCTGGTCGCATGCAACAAAGTGTCCGTTGCAGAACCGCTGGTAAACCGTACCAAGTGAGCCAAAACGGTTTTTCGTCACGATGATTTCAGCAAATGGCGCGGCGCTACTGTTCTCGTCATATACCGCTTCCCGATAGAGCATGATGATTGAGTCTGCGTCCTGCTCAATGCTTCCTGAATCACGCAAATCTGCGTTTGTCGGGCGTTTGTTTGGTCGCTTCTCAACATCGCGCGAAAGCTGACTTAGGGATATAACTGGCGTTTTCAGGTCTTTCGCCATCGCCTTCAGGCTTCCGGAGATGTGAGCAATTGCGAGGTCGTTGCGATCTGCTTTCGGCTTCTCAATCAGACCAAGATAATCCGCCATGATGAGTGAGAGGTTTGGATTTTCCTGTTTGTGCCGTTCTGCGATTGAGCGTATTTCTTCGACCGATAACCGCGAGGCATCGACTACCCATACATCCAAATCTGCAAGCTGACTCATGCCGTTAGCAACACGCGCCCAGCCTTCGTCATCCATCGATGCAGGATTTCGCAGTACGCTAACCGACATCCTCCCGGCGTTGGCAATGCTTCGCTCTGCAATCTGCAATGCGCTCATTTCCATTGAGAAAATCAACACTCCGCGCCGGACGTCAGAACCAGGAATAACGCGGCTTGCAACGCCTTCGGCAATCTTCAGCGCCAGTTCGGTTTTCCCCATACCAGGACGAGCAGCGATTATCACCAGGTCTTCCGAGTTCATCCCTCCGGTGATGGCATCAAGTTCTTCGATTCCGGTCTTCAGGGTATCGGACTCTTCTCCGTTCCTCAGACGCCTGTCAAGCGTGTCAGTGTAGTCGGTGATGATTTCCCCTAACCGTACCGGCTTAACCTCGTCACGGGGCTTTCTGATGGCTGAAAGACGCTTTACAAGCTCATCCATCGCCTGACTCGATGCGTCGATGGTTCCGCTCTGAATTGGTTCACGCATTTCATCCATGATTTCCAGCACCAGACGGCGGTGATAGTTATCCGCGACCATTCCGGCATATCCCTTCAGGTTTGCGGCACTCGGGCAGTTTTTGCTGGTCATCAGGATTGACGTGAAATGCTCCTCTCCGCACGCCTCGGCAACCATCAGCGCATCGATTAGGTTTCTGTTTCTCGCCTGCTTGCGGATAACCTCGAAGGCTTTCCGGTAGAGCGGAATTGAAAACGCTTCCGGCTCCAGCGTTGCCAGAACGTCGCTGGCGGTTGGAGTTAATCCACCAATCAGCAGGCCACCGATAACGCTCGCTTCGATATCCTGTCTCATGCAATCCCCCTGTCTGCAAACTTCCCTTCCCGTACTCCCGTTAACGAATCTTCCCTCAGCAGGTAATCAAAATCTGCCGTCCAGCCAGTGTCGTTGTCTCCGAAGTAAAACGGCTTGGCCTGATGCACAAACGCCCTGACATACGCTCTGAAACCGTCCACGTTTGGCGTTTTCAGTTGTGGGATGATTTTCTTCAGGCGGCGTTTGCGTTTCTCGTTGACCGCAACAGCGTGTGGCAGTCTGTCACCGACTTCGGTGTTGTAGGCGTTCAGGAAGGATTCGTAGTCGATTCGTTCTGCCTTGCGACGTTCAGGTTTAACCTGCCCATCGCCTCCCCCATTGGGGGGTAGGGGGGTATTATTTATATTCTTGTTAATACCTTCTTGTTCATGATGTGCGGTTGTTTGTGCGGCTTCATGTGCGCTTTCATGTGCGGCATGTGCGCTGAAAGCCGCGCCATTACTGTCTTCGTCATGTGCGGCATCATGTGCGGTTGTTTGTGCGGCTTCATGTGCGGGTAAATTGTCCATTTTTTGAGCATATTCATGGTAATTTGTGATGGTTATCACACGACCTTTTTGCTTCTCTCCATCAATGGAGATCATCCCCTCTTTCACAAAAACCTGAAGCATCCGCTCAACCTGATCACGGCTTGCTGGCTTGCCATGCCTGTCGCATAACTGAAGACCTAAATCAGCTGCTGTCACAACCAGTTGACCGGGTTGCAGATGCCATTCATGACCTTTGAAATTCGCTTTGTATGGCTTTCTGGCGGCATTCAGGAGAAGGTTTTCCCACAGGGTGCGAAGATAAACATCTTTCGCCCATGACTGTTTCAGAATGCTCCGGTACAACGGAATGTAACCAGTTTTCTGGTTCTCCATCCTGTTGCTCCTGCGCTCGTGTGCGGCGCTGAAATCGTAGATTTTTGCTGTATTGCTCATAACTACCTGCCTTGACGAAAGACCTTAAGAACATCGTTAAACTGACTTACGGATATGTCTTCTTTGAGCAGCTTTTCCAGAAATGCGTTTGGAATGAACGTATATCCCTCCTCTTTTGGTAGAGACGGGAGCAACGCCCTCGCCTCAGCCTTCAGAAGCTCAGTTCTGGCAACTTTCACAAAAGAGATTTGAGTTCTTTCATCAATGGAACGAAGGAAGCGCAAACGCTTAGCTTCTTTGTGTGTATCAGGTGGATTAAAGCCTTTGTTTCGCATATAATTACCTCGTTGGATGTTGTTAAAATTCCATTTGTATTTGATCAGAACGCTCGGTCTTGCACACCGGGCGTTTTTTATTGGTGAGAATCGAAGCAACTTGTCGTGCCAATCGAGCCATGTCGTCGTCGACGACACCCCATTCAAGAACAGCAAGCAGCATTGAGAACTTTGGAATCCAATCCCTCTTCCACCTGCTGATCTGCGACTTATCAACTCCCACAGCTTCCGCTGTCTTCTCAGTTCCAAGCATTGCGATTTTGTTAAGCAACGCACTCTCGATTCTTAGAGCCTCGTTGCGTTTGTTTGCACGAACCATATGTAAGTATTTCCTTAACAAATAAGAAGTTATGCGCATCAACTTATGCGCGTTGTATTCCCGCATTTCGGCGGGAATGAGGACCATGACTGTTAAAGAGCGGTGTTACTTATGCTGCCTGATTCGGTTTTGGAAACAGGTGTGGCAAATCGGGGCGAATTTCGTAAGCCTTGATCTGCCCTCCAGTGGCGTTAACGATGGCGGTAACTTTCTCTGGAGAGACCAACCCGCCTTTCAGCCATTTGTGTACTGCTGGCTGCGTTACACCACACTTGTCGGCAAGGCGCTTTTGGCTACCGACAATTTTCAAGGCTCGTTGAATTACTAAATTCATGAGCATACCTCTTGTGGTCATTACTTATAACCAAAGATAACTCAAGTTATAAAAAATAGCAATAACCTTTGTTATTTTACTTTGGATAACCGTAGTTATAGATTTGTGGGTATGAAAACATTCGCAGAAAGACTAAATGCAGCCATGAGCTCAGCAGGGGTATCACAATCACAGCTTGCTGACATGGTTGGAATATCTCAGCCAGCCATACAGAAGATGTCGTCCGGTAAAACAAACGGATCTCGCAAGATGGTTGAATTAGCCAATGCTTTAAAAGTGCGTCCTGAATGGCTTAGTTCTGGTATTGGTGAAATGAGGGATGGTGCACATGAAGAACCATCCAATGTCCGTGAGTCATCTTTAAAAGCTGTGGTATGGGAAGACATTAAAAGAAACGATGACGAGTTTGTTGCGTTGCCTCTTCTTAACGTTTCGCTTTCAGCTGGAAGCGGTAGCTGCGAGCTAGAGGAATCATCGGAGTTCTCTTTGGTTTTCAGAAAGCACTATCTGAAAAAGATGGGAGTATCAGAAAGATCAGCCAAGCTAGTTAGGGTTGTAGGGCAAAGCATGGAACCAACGCTTCACGATGGCGATGTTGTTGGTGTTAACACGCAAGATACCACAATCAGAGATGGTAAAACCTACGCTATTTGCCAGTCTGATTTGTTACGAGTAAAAACATTAATCGCCACCCCTACATCGGTGATAATCAGATCAATAAATCGCGAAGAGTACCCGGATGAAGTAATGGATAGAGATGAATTTCATGAAACCGTAAGGATTATTGGCAGAGTATTCTGGTCGTCTCATAGTTGGTAACCGATAATCAGAAGAAGACTTACGGAAGTGCGGAGGGATAATGGAATTTCTGATAGTTTTTGTTGTTGTTTTGGTCATCATTCTTTTTGTTTTGCTAAGCATTAGCAAAAAGCTATCTCAAATGATTGAACATAGCTCTAATCGCGCAAAAGAAGAAGAGCATCTAATTGATATAAAAGAGATTCTCTCTGATATAAAAATCACATTAGATGAAATAAAATACACAACAGATCTAATTGAACAGTATAAAATACCAACCCCAAACGAGAGAAAAGCAATAGATCAATATCGTATTGACTTAGAAATCGACGAAATGCTAAGCAAAAGAAAAGACTAAAAACACCCGGCCTCAGCGCCGGGTTTTCTTTTCCTGCCGTTCACCACCCAATCAACCATCCTCATCATAGACAAGCATCAAGCCAAAGGTAACACCTTCACCCCGCACGTAAGCCCTCAAACACCAATCAATCAGCAACATTTACAAAAATAAAATACCTTTGTTATCCATCACTTATAACTTATTTACCATAAAATATAAATTAGGTTATTGACCGCACCTATAACCTAAGTTATCTTTAAGCCATCAGCAGGACGCTGGTAGCCAAACGGAACAGATTGGCAGGCTCTTTAACATTGATGGGATTGTCCCGCCGAAATGCGGGAACTGAGTTTAACCAAACAGGAGGTGCCGTAATGGTGCACTAACGCGGTTAGACCGCAGCCGAAAGGCAATGCAGCAGTAATGATACTGCCCTGAGTCGTCATTGAGCGAGCCTGCTTAGCATCGGGTTAAGGTCAATATATTAAAAGTAGCTCCGGTAAAGCAGCACGAATGCCAGACGCGCACCGGTTATCAGCGGCGATGAAGCGGCAGAGACTCAATGGCATGGGCGCGCTCACTGCGAGAGTGTGAGTCAAAGAGTAGTTGGCTTTGGGGTGACGTGAAGTGCAGCTGCACGACGGCAACCGGAAGATAAGCACCCGGCGCGTCACCGCCAAAGTCAATTCCATAGGCGAAATGCAGCCGCCAAACACAGCCAATGCTGCACATGCAACAGGAGGATTTATGTGAATGCATAACTTCAAAACCGAGGTTAATTAAATCTCTCGATCCGAGCATTGACCTATTAGGTGGCGAGATGCTCTTTCTGCCCCTCAGTTCGAGGGGCCAGAAACCACTTTGCAATCACTATCAATTCCAAAGTTGTTTCATCGGAGGTCAACATGACAGTAGTAATTACATATCTGGCTGACGATAACGCCAGAAATCGCCGCAGAGCACGCAGACAGGCTCAACGTGAACAGGCAATGCAAGAACAGCGACTGGCGCGAAAAATTGCGCTAAAGCTCTCTGGTTGCGTCAGAGCAGATAAAGCAGCATCACTCGGAAGCCTTCGCTGCAAGAAGGCAGAAGAAGTCGAGCGTAAACAGAACCGTATTTACTACCGCAAGCCACGCAGCGAAATGGGTGTGACTTGTGTTGGGCGCCAGAAAATGAAATTAGGCAGCAAACCACTTATTTGAGGTGATATATGGAAGAACAAGCAAACAAGATTCTCGTAGAACTACTGCAAAAAGCCAGCAATGGAATAGACGCGGCTGTTTCATTTAGCCAGGCACAGATTCCTGATGTTGTTCATCAGTTGCTAATATGGAGTTTTGTCCATAGCGCACTTTTCCAAGTGGCTGGATTGTTGCTTTTAATTGCAGCAATTAAACTTCCTAGTTTTGCAAGAACGGCAAGAAATAATGGCGAGAGATGGACGTCTTTCGATGGACGTCCAAATGATGGACATTTTATATCTTCGGTTTATTACGATATATGCACTGTATTTGTTCCTATATTTGGCTCAATTATGGGTGTTTTAATTATCGCCTTCAATTTCGAATGGTTGAAGATTTTGCTTGCACCTAAGTTATTCCTAATTGAATATGCGGCATCATTGGTTAAGTAATTTCAGGCCGCATAGTCGGCCTTTATTTTTGGCATAAACAACAGAATAAACACTGCACTGTGTATTCATTCCAACGAGTGAATACACGGAGCAATGTCGCTCGTAACTAAACAGGAGCCGACTTGTTCTGATTATTGGAAATCTTCTTTGCCCTCCAGTGTGAGGGCGATTTTTTATCTATGAGGATATGAACAGATGTCAAACATCAAAAAATACATCATTGATTACGACTGGAAAGCATCAATAGAAATTGAAATCGACCATGACGTAATGACAGAGGAAAAACTTCACCAGATTAATAATTTCTGGTCAGACTCTGAATACCGACTCAATAAACACGGCTCTGTATTAAATGCTGTATTAATCATGCTGGCGCAACATGCTCTGCTTATAGCAATTTCAAGCGACTTAAATGCATATGGTGTTGTGTGTGAGTTCGACTGGAATGATGGAAATGGTCAGGAAGGATGGCCTCCAATGGATGGTAGCGAAGGAATAAGAATTACCGATATCGATACATCAGGAATATTTGATTCAGATGATATGACTATCAAAGCCGCCTGAGCGCGGCGTTACCGCATACCAATAACGCTTCACTCGAGGCGTTTTTCGTTATGTATAAATAAGGAGCACACCATGCAATATGCCATTGCAGGGTGGCCTGTTGCTGGCTGCCCTTCCGAATCTTTACTTGAACGAATCACCCGTAAATTACGTGACGGATGGAAACGCCTTATCGATATACTTAATCAGCCAGGAGTCCCCAAAAATGGATAAAACACTTATGGCTATCCAGACTAAATTCACTATCGCCACTTTTATTGGCGATGAAAAGATGTTTCGTGAGGCCGTTGAAGCCTACAGAAAATGGAGGTCAAAATGATTCCGGTAGAACTGGCGAAAACTCCAGAGTTAAGTCGATTAAAAAGAGAATATCACATTGCTGAGGCTCGTTACTGGCGTAAAGCGGGAGATAAATCAAAGAAACAACTTTGCTTATGGCAGGCGCAAAGAGAGCGCATGAATGAGCGAGAGTTTCTTTCCTCCCAATCCGAATTACCATTCTGAGGTGAATTATGGGAACTGCGACATTAATACTAGGTGAGTCTGGCACCGGAAAATCAACCAGCATGAGAAATATCAATCCAGAGGAAGCAATACTTATAAAACCAATAGGCAAGCCGCTACCATTTAAATCAAAAGACTGGCTTGCATGGGACGCCAGAGAAAAAAAAGGAACCGTAGTTACCACTGACAAATGGGACGTAATAGTTGCCGTAATTAAGCGTGCTCACGAATACGGGAAAAGAATCGTTATTGTTGATGACTTCCAGTATGTGATGAGCAATGAGTTTATGCGCCGCTCAGAAGAAAAATCGTTTGATAAATTCACTGAGATAGGCCGTCACGCATGGGAGGTCATTAAGGCTGCACAGGATGCGCCTGATGACCTGAGAGTCTATTTTCTTGCGCACACCGAAGAAACCCCTATGGGGCGTGTGAAAATGAAAACTATCGGCAAAATGCTGGACGAGAAAATCACTGTCGAAGGCATGTTTACTATAGTTCTTCGCACTCTTACCCACGATGACCAGTTCTTTTTCACCACGAAAAACAACGGTGCAGACACTGTTAAATCCCCAATGGGAATGTTTGATTCCAATGAGATTGATAACGATCTCTCTTTCGTCGATGCCACTGTTTGTGATTACTACGGCATCAATAATGTTCATCAAATTAAGGAAAACGCCGCATGAGCAACGTGATTTTTACTTATAACGAAGAAGCAGCACTGACCGCAGGGCAAGGTGGTTTTATTAACGAAACTGGCGCTCATATCATTACCATTACTGAAGCAGAACTAAAGCAATCAGAAAAAGGAGCAAAATTTATTGAGTTTTCTGGCGAATCCGACGACGGACGTAAAATCCAATATCTTAACGTCTGTGTTCAGAAAAATGACGGAACGGAAAACAAATTTGGCGCAAATGTCGTTCACGCCATGATGGGGTGTGCCGGGATTGGACAATTAACGCAGCATATGGTTTCCGCCAGTAAATTTGTTGCACCTGAATTTCATGGAAAGAAAATCGGGTTAGTGCTCCAGAAAGTATTAACCACAAACAAAAAGACTGGCGCAGACAGCTACCAGATGGAAATACGCATCCCGTTTATTGCACAAACAGGTCAAACCCTTAAAGAAAAGGCAGAAGGCAAGCAACCAGAAACTATCACCAACATGGTTGCCAATCTCAAAGATAAAGACAATCGCTCTAAAAACGTAAGCCAGAATCATGCAGATGATTATGGTTACAGCCAGAACGATTACCCTCCTTTCTGATTACTGAAAATAAGGCTCCCATTATGCCAGCGCCTCTATATGGTGCGGACGACGTGCGCCGCTGTTCCGGCAATTCCGTATCGGAGGTGCTGGATAAATTCAGAAAAAACTACGACCGGATAATGTCTCTACCGCAGGAAACGAAAGAGGAAAAGGAATTTCGCCACTGTATATGGCTTGCAGAGAAAGAAGAGCGCGAGCAAATTTACCAGACATCAATCCGACCATTCCGTAAAGCCACATATACCCACTTCCCTGAAATTGACCCGCGCCTGCGTAATTACCGCTCACGCTATGGCGCTATCAGTAATGACTGAGGAATTTACCATGAGAGGACTTGCATACAATCCGGCATTCTTCCGGCAGAAATGATTATTCGCCAACGCGTAAAGCCAATGCCATCGAGAGAGGAATTGCTTAAGAGAAATAGTTTCGGTTCTGTTAATGACAACAAATATCTGAATGCGATGTTGCGGAGTGGGAAGAAATGAAACAAATGTCACTAATTGAGATGGATGGATTCCTGAAAGGTAAATGCATCCCCCGAGATTTAAAGGTTAACGAAACAAACGCTGAATATCTGGTGCGTAAGTTCGGTGAACTTGAATCAAAACTGGAAACGGCGTTGCGGGAGTGTCGTTCTGCTGGAATCACGATTGATAACCTTGAGGCCAAGTGCGCGGCGCTGGCGGCAGAGAATGCGGGGCTGAATAAATTTATCGCACAGAGTTGCTACGTGTTTGATGGCGAGCAGGATGAAATATCTGATGCGTATATCTGCGCAACGGACGGAGGAATGCCACAAACCCCAGCCACCGATGCTTTCCTGGCTGAAGTGAGGGCACAGGGTGTGGAGATGTTCTCAGAAAAATTCGGAGGTGGCACTCCGCTATCCAATATGGTCAAAGAGGTTGCGGCTGATTTTGCGGCGAAGCTTCGCAAAGGAGGCAACCAGTGAGCAAGATTAACTATCAGGCACTACGTGATGCGGCAGAAAAGGCAACACAGGGTGAATGGGTCGCATTTATTTCGCCGGGCAAATACGGCACGTACGCCGTACACACACCAGGTGATAATCATCACGGAGATATTGTCGACTGGCCAGGATTCGACGAACAGAAAAACGCAGAGAACAACGCTCGTTATATCGCAGCTTTCAACCCTGAAGTAGTGCAGGCGCTGCTGGATGAACGGGAAAGAAACCAGCAATACATCAAATCACGCGACCAGGAGAACGAGGAAATTGCGCTAACGGTAGGGAAGCTGCGTGTTGAGCTGGAAGCCGCAGAGAAGCGCAACGCAAAATTACAAAGCGAGAATGCATACATCCGCAACCGGTTCAAAGAACTGGACCTGTTAATCGGGAAAAACATTCTGGTCATGCAGGCTGCCATTATAGAATGGCAGGCAACTGGCGACGCTAAGAGCGGACTGGCATGGATTTATAACACACTGTTTGGCCCAGGCGAATTGCCGGACGAATCTGAGAAAGATGCTCAGGCCTACTTTAATCGCAAATATGCACCGATTGACGAAAAGCTTATGGAGCTTCACAAGTGGTTTTGGGAACAAAGTAAAGCCGAGCGCGCCGCTGGCATTCGCATCAAAGGAGAGTGATATGAGCACTATCACTAAAGAACGTATCGAATTGTTCATTAAAAATCCGCTTGAAAACGGACTTACCCGTGGCGAACAAATGGAACTGGCACGGATTGCACTGGCATCGCTGGAAGCCGAACCTGTAAGCCAAACTTACAAGTTTCCAGTTAATACACCTTGCCAGGATGCGCCAGCCCATATCTGGCTGCAAACGGCTGGAGTATGGCCAGAAGATGGCGAGTTAAGCGAATTAACGTGGTGCAGCCACAATCAGCACCATGATGACACGCTATTTGTTCGAGCTGACCTTGTGAATGGCAACTCTCCGGTAACTCCGGATGGTTGGATAAGCTGTAGTGAGCGAATGCCGGAGAAATACGATTTCGATATCTGGGTATTCTCTCCATCCAGAGGCGTTCTTGACGGGCTACAGTGGGATGGCTCGATGTTTACTGATGATGAATATCAGTTCGTTATTCATGACGCCACGCATTGGATGAGAAAAGCATATCCAGCAGCACCGCAGCAGGATGGTGAATGATGCCGCCAGTTAAAGTTGTGATTATCACTTTGGTGATGATAGTGATTGCGAGAATCATGTCTGGTGAAGTTTGGTGGATATGGTAATGGCTAAGGCAGCAGCAGAGCGCAACTAACAATCCTCGCACTCGCGGGGATTTCTTTTATCTGAACTCGCTACGGCGAGTTTTGTTTTATGGAGATGATTATGGTCTGTTCAACATTCAACCATCTAACGTTACAGAAATACCAGCCAGACCCTGAAGATTTATGCTCACTGTGTGGCGGAAATCATGGTAAAGCCGCCATGATCGAATGTAATGACAAAATCCACATTTGCCTTAATTGCGTTGATGTCCTCGTTGATATCAAAAATGAGAGAGAAGATAAAAAGCGTAGCGAGGCTATTCGCGCCTTAGATTCATGGATGCGAGATGGGTATAGTGCTGCGCAAATTTATGACTTAGCAATATCAAAAGGCGAAATACCAGGAGTACGCATCGAATAAGACATAACCGATATTCGAATTGAAGAACTGAAAGAACACCAAGCCGCCTGATGGCGGTTTTTTATTGCCTGATTTGCAGGTTCGATTCCCTATTCGGAGATAGCACTCATGCAACACGAACTACAACCTGATTCACTGGTTGATTTGAAATTCATCATGGCTGATACTGGCTTTGGTAAAACCTTCATCTACGACCGGATTAAGTCCGGCGACCTGCCTAAAGCCAAAGTTATCCACGGTCGAGCAAGATGGTTATATCGTGACCATTGTGAATTCAAAAATAAGCTCTTAAGCCGCGCCAATGGGTAAAATAGCGGGTAAAATATTTCTCACATCTAAAAAACACCATTCCAATCAATCCCCTGCCGCCTCAAGTCGATGTCTGCAGGGGACACCAGATACCCTTCAAACGAAATCTACCTTCACCCCGTAAAAGATGGGTTTGGCAGCACACTTGCCTTATATCTACTCATTTTTACTGCAACAGGTTGAAATCTCAGCACTGTCAGAAAGCGCTGATGACTAAACAGCCCTGAGCCGGGCGATGTAACCATCACACAGAATCCTGATAGCGAAATATGGCGTGACTCGATACTTCACTCCGCAATGCATTCCTTGATGAATTCGCAGGACCGTGATACACGGGACAGGTCACTGAATGACGACAATGTCCTGGAAATCAGCGAACCGCGCATCTGAAGTACATTTGAGCGACTGTACCAGAACATGAATGAGGCGTTTGGATTAGGCGATTATTAGCAGGGCTAAGCATTTTACTATTATTATTTTCCGGTTGAGGGATATAGAGCTATCGACAACAACCGGAAAAAGTTTACGTCTATATTGCTGAAGGTACAGGCGTTTCCATAACTATTTGCTCGCGTTTTTTACTCAAGAAGAAAATGCCAAATAGCAACATCAGGCAGACAATACCCGAAATTGCGAAGAAAACTGTCTGGTAGCCTGCGTGGTCAAAGAGTATCCCAGTCGGCGTTGAAAGCAGCACAATCCCAAGCGAACTGGCAATTTGAAAACCAATCAGAAAGATCGTCGACGACAGGCGCTTATCAAAGTTTGCCACGCTGTATTTGAAGACGGATATGACACAAAGTGGAACCTCAATGGCATGTAACAACTTCACTAATGAAATAATCCAGGGGTTAACGAACAGCGCGCAGGAAAGGATACGCAACGCCATAATCACAACTCCGATAAGTAATGCATTTTTTGGCCCTACCCGATTCACAAAGAAAGGAATAATCGCCATGCACAGCGCTTCGAGTACCACCTGGAATGAGTTGAGATAACCATACAGGCGCGTTCCTACATCGTGTGATTCGAATAAACCTGCATAAAAGACAGGAAAAAGTTGTTGATCAAAAATGTTATAGAAAGACCACGTCCCCACAATAAATATGACGAAAACCCAGAAGTTTCGATCCTTGAAAACTGCGATAAAATCCTCTTTTTTTACCCCTCCCGCATCTGCCGCTACGCACTGGTGATCCTTATCTTTAAAACGCATGTTGATCATCATAAATACAGCGCCAAATAGCGAGACCAACCAGAAGTTGATATGGGGACTGATACTAAAAAATATGCCGGCAAAGAACGCGCCAATAGCATAGCCAAAAGATCCCCAGGCGCGCGCTGTTCCATATTCGAAATGAAAATTTCGCGCCATTTTTTCGGTGAAGCTATCAAGCAAACCGCATCCCGCCAGATACCCCAAGCCAAAAAATAGCGCCCCCAGAATTAGACCTACAGAAAAATTGCTTTGCAGTAACGGTTCATAAACGTAAATCATAAACGGTCCGGTCAAGACCAGGATGAAACTCATACACCAGATGAGCGGTTTCTTCAGACCGAGTTTATCCTGAACGATGCCGTAGAACATCATAAATAGAATGCTGGTAAACTGGTTGACCGAATAAAGTGTACCTAATTCCGTCCCTGTCAACCCTAGATGTCCTTTCAGCCAAATAGCGTATAACGACCACCACAGCGACCAGGAAATAAAAAAGAGAAATGAGTAACTGGATGCAAAACGATAGTACGCATTTCTGAATGGAATATTCAGTGCCAT